GCCACTCTACAACCTTGAAAGTCTCGAGAACGAGAGAACTATCAACTGGCAAACCGGCCCAAATAAAACCAATACCGTTACCAGCTCCAGACGCAATGTCCGAAGCGATCTCAGTAGTTGATTGGCCGGCCACACCAGACAGAAAACAAGCGTCATTACCAAATTGAGCAGCAGTGTCAGATGGGGTACCTGTGGTCCTAAAATATTGAGAAGCAGCAGTAGGGCGGAATTTGTTTTCTAATGTATCCATGGGAGTGCGGCTCACGTGATCACTGTAAACGATCATCTCGTTCACAGTAGGTGAGTCCCCACCACCGCCTGTAAGCAATGCTTCACGGGGTATGTTATTAAGGTAACCAACTCTTCCAGATAGTTCGTCGTTACGTCCTGTGTAGGAGAAACGAATACAAGCCGCAGCAGTTCTCGAATCCTGAACAAGGGTCGAGTTAAGAATGCCGAATAGCGGGTCTTGGACGAACTTTCCAGAGGCTCCAGTTTCGTCAGTAGTTCCAAAAGGTGATGCAACGGTGTTAAGTGGTGCAGTATTTGCGTTAGTTGCCTGGTATATGTAGAGATTACAGGATCGTCGAGCAGAAGTTGCCGCGTTATTGCCTGTGTAATCAGGAAACCACACAACGTAACCGTGTGTATAAGAGGAACTGGTGGACAATTCATTGGTGCGCATAACTCTGGCCATGTACCCTGCTTCACCTGCGCCATACAAAGGTTGTGTAAGGCGTGATGTACAGGGGTTAGCCAAAAGGTTAGCATATTCACTTGTTTCGCTGTTGAGGCCTCGGTTTGCGGGGGTTCCCCTTACGGGCGCCCTCCGAGGTCGCGGGGGTTGAGCTTGTTGTGCTTGCTGGCGCGCTCTTGCGCGCACCTGCTGGTTCTGCGCTTGCCTTTGGCCGCGCCTTTGAACCATTCTGTTTTCTTGACTGATTATTTATCTTCTCGGAAATTGTTTTCTTATTACTCGACTTTTCAGACGGGTAATTTCGAGTGGACCGCTTTCCAACCTGCATTTTGTTAACTTCCTGTTCAGGTTCAGGAGAGGCTTGAAGAGTTTTGCTAGGCTGAATGCCTTTCCCTGGGACAATGTCTTCGTTGATTATACATGTCACTTCAGGGGTGTGAAACTCCGGAGTTAAATCCAAACACATAGGAGGTTTCATGGGATGTCCATGTTTTATCCAATCCTCGAAACGTTCACGGTCGAAATCTGGCATCTGCATGGATACCAGTTCCTCCATCCATGACCCTGCCTCATTAGGGAACTGGTCTTCCTCATCGTACTTAGCCCAATGGGAAACCAATCTGAACGCATCATGGTGTTTGATCTTGGCCCTTCCACCAAGGGTCGCAATTTTCCGGGCGAATTCTCCAAGAATCGGTGTATTCTTATCAGTCAGGAGAATCGCTTGTGCTTTATCGGCAGCCTTCTGTTCAGGCGTCATGTTAGTTGCCAGCACTATAGTTGTATGAAATTTCACAAGTTGTCTCTTCACATCGCTCATGCTATCATGCCCACCAGACCACGCAGTTCCATAGAACCTCGCGAGGAATTGTACTGGTTCTCCTCTCTTCTTGAAGTCAAGTTTAAGAACCTGACCCCAGCTAGTTGCGGCATTTTGGTAAGAAACATCAGCTTGTTCAGCCGTGTACTCGCGGGGGATGGCCACAAGACCATCATCACCGCCGTAGACCCCCAAGCTTTTCCAAGCTTGTTCATAGTCAAGACCTAAATCGCACATCGCAGAGAATGAGATGAACGCGGTTAGTATAGTGTTGAAGATAGACGTTTCCGGGCTACCAGAAGCACGAGCATATCCTGTCTCGTACTTCTTGCGGCCCAGCTGTCCGTTCTTTCCGTATTGCTCTTTCATCAGAGCAAGCATTACTTCGTCCTGACCGAACAAACCAATCATTATCGGTTGCTCAATCAGTTCACGAACTTCCTTTGTCACGTGTCCATCCATACGTGAGAAGTCCGTCTCGGCTACGAGTACTTGTCCGGACACTATTTCCGCTACTCTAGCAGCAATCTCGCGGGGCTTCTTAAAAGCGTACCACGGGAATTCCTTGATGTATTTTCCAACCGCCAAGGTGTACTGCGAGTATTCCAGTTTGGTGAGGCCGGGAAGCGTAGAGATAACGCGCGGAGTCCCGACCTTGGCATATGCTTCTCTCTTCATGAATGATTTAATGGTATCATCAACCACTTCTCCAGTGTTTGATGCCTCATCCAAGATAGCACGTTGTGTCGTCCGACTTTGGTTCTCTCGAACCACCTCAAAATCAACGGGGGAAAGTTTCGTGTTTCCAACTACACGCCTGATAAACTCAGCAGCGCGCCGTTTCTGTTTTCGTGAGATAATGAGGTCCCGGATCTGTTTCAGGTTTGTCACTCTTGACTCGACACCCCATGATGTCGTTGCACCGTCATTGGCGGGTGCATAGCATCCACCGCCAATAAGGGCGGGCATGATGGGGACAATGGTTGGTTTGTCTTCCTCATCAGCCTTAGTCAGATCAGCACTGTAATCAATAACGCCTTCACGAACGTTGGCGACATACGGAGCTTTGAAGGACTTATTTTCGCGGATGAAATCAGCGATAATAACTCCCACCGTACGGTCGGATTCGGCCCAGGATGCGACGGAACCAACGTTGGCGTTTTGCTTAGATAGTCTGTCTGCTGCAAACATCCTTTCCAGGGTTGCAGCTGGGACACTTGCCTCTCCATACGTCTCGGCTCTACCGATAGACGCCATTAGACCTTTCGGACTTAATGTGTGGAGTGTGGCCCACCCGTTCTTCACGGGTTTCAAGTGTTCCAGTTCTTTCCCTTGGATCCACCAAAGTGCGATCCAGGAAGACAGATTTCTCCAAGTACCCAGGGGTGTGAACAACACCAACTTCTTTTCAGAGTTGATGTGTCGCAAATCCACAAGGTAATGTGTTACGCAGTACGGAATTCCGAAGAGTCGGCGTACTGCCACAAGCGAATCGTCGTTGTAGTTCCACAGTTTGTGTTGATATCTAGCTCCCCCAGATACATGAGTGATCAGTTCATTATTCTTGTTGAAATAGTGAACAGAATCACCAGTTGATCTGGCAACCTTAGAT